GTTAATTTACACTTTACAAATCCTATAGAAAATAATATATAGAATTTAGAAATGAACCTTCAGAATTACTATTATTATTTTCAAAGTGCACTTACACCTAGATTTTGTGATGAGCTAATTAAATACGGAATATCACAACAAGAACAATTAGCATTAACAGGTGGTCAAACAAATAAAATTAATGAAGGTAAACCTTTATCTAATGAAGATTTAAAAGATTTAAAAAAGAAAAGAGATTCAAATATTGTATGGCTTTCAGATAGATGGATTTATAAAGAAATACAACCATTTATACATCAAGCAAATAGATTAGCAGGTTGGAATTTTGATTGGGATTTTTCAGAAAGTTGTCAATTTACAAAATATAAATTAAATCAATTTTATGATTGGCATTGTGATAGTTGGGAAGCACCTTATGCAAATCCAGATAATAAAGACACTAATGGAAAAATTAGAAAATTATCTGTTACATGTTCTCTATCAAATCCTGAAGATTATGAAGGTGGAGAATTAGAATTTGATTTTAGAAACATGGATCCTGATAAACAATCAGTTAGAAAATGTGCTGAAATTAAACCACGTGGAAGTATAGTTGTATTTCCATCTCATGTATGGCATAGAGTTAAACCTGTAACGAAAGGAACAAGATATTCATTGGTTATTTGGAACCTTGGATATCCATTTAGATAATGGCAAAAACAGATCAATTACAAGCTTCAGTTTATTTTAGTTCACCAATATATTCTATTGAAATACCTGAATGGGTAGATGATGTTAATAAGATTTGCGATAAATATATAAAAGACGCAAAGAAAAATAATGCAAAAATTATTAAAGAACGAGAAAAGAAATTTGGTAAAAAAATAGGAGATCACGGAATGAGTCATCATTCTACATCTTTAGTAGGCGATCCTGGATTAAAAGAATTACAAGATTATATAGGTGCAACAAGTTGGAATTGCCTAGATCATATGGGATATGATTTAAAGAATTACGAATTATTTTGGACTGAATTTTGGGTACAAGAATTTGGTGAAAAAGGAGGAGGTCACCATGAAGGCCATATACATTATGATAATCATATATCAGGATTTTATTTTCTAAAGTGTTCAGATAAAACTTCAATGCCTGTATTTCACGATCCACGACCAGCTAAACTGATTACACAATTACCATTAAAGAATGAACAAGAGATTACTTTAGGAACACATCAAATTCATTATAAACCAAAACCAGGTACAATGATATTCTTTCCAGCTTACATGGAACATCAATATGTGGTAGATGATGGTGTAGAACCTTTTAGATTTATACATTTTAATCTACAAGCTGTGCGAAGAATGATTACAGACACTGTAAGAAAACAAACTAAAGGAGAAGTATGAGCTTTAAGAAAAATAAATACACAGTCATTAAAGGAGCGATATCAGAGGATCTTGCAAAGTTTTGTTATGATTATTTCATGATGAAAAGACAAGTTGCAAGAACGATGTTTGATACAAAATACATAAGTCAGTTTACAGAATACTTTGGTGTGTGGAATGACCAACAAGTTCCAGAAACATATTCACATTATTCAGATATTGTAATGGAAACATTACTTGTTAAACTTCTTCCAATCATGGAAAAAGAAACAGGATTAAAATTAAATACAAATTATTCATACGCTAGAATCTATAAAAAAGGAGATGTATTACATCGTCATAAAGATAGATTCAGTTGTGAAATATCTACAACTATGCATTTAGGTGGTGGTTGTTGGCCAATATATTTAGAGCCAGATGCATCACAAGGTGGTGTTGATCAAAAGACTGGTAATTATAAACCATCAAAATCTAAAGGTGTTAAAGTATTATTAGAACCTGGTGATATGTTAGTATACAGAGGAAATGAATTAGAACATTGGAGAGACAAATTAACATTTGATGATTGTGGTCAAGTATTTTTACATTACAATAATGTTGAAACTAAAGGATCTAAAGAAAATATTTACGATAGACGTCCACATTTAGGACTTCCCGCTTGGTTTAAAAAGTGATATAAGATCCTCACTGGAGGAGCTTACCACCAATTCTACCTCAAGCTCCTCTGGTATTTACTATATTTATAAATATAATAGAGGGTTATGCCACTACAAAAGATACAATTTAAACCTGGATTCAATAAACAACAAACTGCAACCGGAGCCGAAGGGCAATGGATTGATGGTGATAATGTTAGATTCAGGTACGGTGAACCACAAAAAATAGGTGGTTGGCAAGAATTAGTTAATAAAACTCTTGCAGGTCCTGCGCGAGATCAACACAGTTGGACAGCTTTAGATGGTAATAGATATGCAGCTATTGGTACTTCTAAATTATTAGTTATCTATTATGAAGGTGAGTTTTACGATATTACGCCTCTTGGAACTGCACTAACTTCTTGCACTTATACATCAACAACAGGATCAGCAACAGTTACAATCAATAAAACATCACATGGTTTAGAGGTAGGTGATTATATTATATTTTCATCTGTTACAACTCCAGGATCTCCTACAACAAGTTTTACATCTGCAAGTTTTACAACAAATGTTTTTGAAGTTAAAACGGTTTTAAGTTCTGCAACTTTTACAGTTACTATGGCAACCACTGAAACTGGAACGGGTGTTACTGCAGGAGGTACTATTACTACAACTCCTTACGTTAGAATTGGTCCTACATTTCAAACTCCAGCATATGGATATGGTACAGGATATTGGGGTGGATCAAATCCAACGTCCATTACAAATCAATTAAATGGTGCAATAGATAGTATTGTTACAACTATTGTTGTTGATTCAACAACAGGATTCCCCACTGCTGGAACAATAGATATAGGCACTGAGTTAATTACTTATACGGCTAAAACAGCTACAGATTTTACAGGGTGTGTTAGAGGAACAAATGGTACAACTGCTGCATCACATTTAGATAATGCGATCGTAACGAATGCAACTTTATGGACAGGTTGGGGTGTACAATCAAATACTACAAATACAATACTAGCTCCCGGATCCTGGTCACTCGATAACTTTGGCCAGATTCTAGTTGCAACTATTAAGAATGGTAAAACATTTACTTGGAATCCAGCAACAGCATCTCCTCTTACTGTTAGAGCAACGGTGGTATCTAATGCACCTACAGCATCGGTGATGAGTATTGTATCAGATAGAGATAGACATTTATTCTTAATGGGAACAGAAACAACCATTGGTAATACTACAACTCAAGACCCTATGTTTATAAGATTTTCAAATCAAGAAGATATTAACACTTATAATCCAACAGTAACTAATACTGCTGGAACATTTAGACTAGATACGGGCAATCAAATTATAGGAGCTATACAAGGTAAAGATTATATCTTTGTACTTACAGATGTTGCAGCTTATGTTATTCAATTTGTTGGCCCTCCATTTACATTCTCTGTAAGACAAGTTGGAACGAATTGTGGATGTATTGGTCAACATGCAATGGTGTTTGCGCAAGGCGCTGTATTTTGGATTGGCTTTGGTGGTGGATTTTTTGTCTATGACGGAACCGTTAAACAATTACCATCTTTAGTTGAGGACTTTGTATTTACAACAACAGATGATAATTTAGGATTTAATTATGATGCAAGTCAAATAACTTCTGCATTTCATAATTCATTATATAATGAAGTGGGTTGGTTTTATGCAAGTGCCAAAACTTCAGCAACGGTATCAACACCTTCCACACAGATAAATAGAAACGTAGTTTATAACTATCTTGAAAACACTTGGACTACAGGATCATTATCAAGAACAACTTATGAAGATGCAGTGTCTTTTGATTTACCTTATGCGACAGAATTTTATTCAACTAACACTCCGACATTTCCAACAATTAATGGTGTAACTAATTCTTATGGAGCAACTAAGTATTGGGAACATGAAACTGGTGTTAATGAAGTTTCTTTTGCAGGAGTTGAAACTGCAATTACTTCATATGTTCAATCTGGAGATTACGATATATCGGAACAAGGTTTAGGTGGAGATGGTCAATTAATAATGCGTGTTAAACGATTTATTCCAGACTTTAAAAATTTAGAAGGTAATGCAAAAATAACTTTATTCTTTAGAGATTATCCGGCTAATGCTAATTCAACCCCTTCAACAACACCACCAACTATTACCGGACCATTTACAATTACATCATCAACTGATAAGATAGACACTCGTGTTAGAGGAAGACAAGTAAGTTTAAAAATAGAGAATGATGCTGTT